TTATTACCAAATAATAAGGCTAAAAGAACTAATGCCCATATACCATCGCCACCAAAGAACCCACTATTACCAAATCCGTTACCATACATAACAGGATAAGCATAGCCATTGTTTCCATTAGTAGTTGCTAATTCCACAGTTGGTAAAATACCATTTGAAGTTCCATTCATACTTATTCTCCTTTCTATAAACCTTTTGACTTAATATTCAAAATGTGGTATAATGAATATGTCGAGATAAGCAAGAAGATTTATATAAGCACGAGAACTTATCTCGACAATAAACTCTTGTGCTTGTATAAGTCTTTTTGTTTTCTCTAGGAAGGATTTAATATGGAAAAAGAAATATGGAAAGATATACCGAATTACGAAGGATTATATCAGGTTAGCAATTATGGCAATGTTAAAACCTTAGATAAATGTGTAAATAGTGGTATTAAAAATAATTCTATAGTTACACGAAAAGGGAAACTTTTAAAACAATACCTAAAGAAAAACGGTTATTTGCAAGTTACTTTAACGCATAATAATACTAGAAAATATGTATGTGTACATAGATTAGTTGCCGAAGTATTTATAGACAATTCTAACAACTATCTTCAAATCAATCACAAAAACGAAGATAAAACTGATAATCGAGTTGAAAATCTCGAATGGTGTTCGCCTAAATATAATTGCAATTATGGAAATAGAAATAGTAAAATTTATAATAAAACTTCATTCAAAAAAGGGCATATTCCTTGGAATAAAGGCAAGAAATTAAAATAGTCTTGCCTTTTATTTATTTTTAGTTGAAATTATTTGTTATATTATTCCATTGTGTTTTTTGCTCATCACTAAATCCACTAGTTATTTTGTTTAAATATTCGTTAGGGTTTACGTTATCTTTTCTTGCTTGTTGAAACTCTTTGTATGCTTGAGGGTTTACTCTCTTTAGTTGTTGCTCTAATTGGTTCATCATCCCTGTTGGAATTTGCCTCATTTTCTGTTGTAACAACATTTGTATCATATTGTTCATTGTTTTTCATCCCTTTCTTAAGTTCATCTAATTGTGCTTGTAGCAATTCAATTTGTAAATCTTTCCCATCTTTAGGTATTATTTCATTCAACTCGTATGTTTTTATTTGATTTTGTGTGTTTTTAATCCATACTATACTCATATCTTTGCTAAAATATGGAGTTTCCCCTATAACAACATCCCTTTGCACTTCTTCTAAAGAATTAGCGTACCTTATTACTTCCTTATTAGTGGTAGGGGCTAATTGAAAGTTTTGAGTTAAATTAGTAGGCTGTGGTATTGGTTGCTGTTGTATTTGCTTTTTCATAGCCTCTAATTGATTTATTTGGTCATTTATCCTATCTAAACTAGATTGTGGATTGTAAGCACTTGCGATATATGGATTATTGAACATAATTATTCCTCCTATACAAAAAGAAAAGAGAAAACATAATTACTTCACAAGATGCGTTTTAAACAAATTTAAAGTATGTTTTCTCCTTTCTGCACTAATTATCACACAAAAAAAGAACTCAATTTCATTGAGTTTTTATTTCTTTTTCATAATATTTTCATAATTTTTTTCTTTAACTTTTTAATCATAACATCTAACGTTGGTTCACTAACTTTTAATTCTAATGCCATTTTAGTTCTAGTATAACCTTTTATCTTCATTTCTAATAACTTTTTATACTCTTCATTTAGCATTAATTGTTCACACAATTCTTCATATTCTGCTTTAGTTAAATCAAACATATAGACCTACTTCTTAACATATTTGCCACAATTTTTGCATTTCTTTACATATTGTATTTTAACTTTTTTTCTTACTCTTGTAGTAGTGTTAGTTTGCTTTATCGTTGCCATACATATCACCATTTACAACATTGCTATTGTCTATACTTTCTACATTTGTTATTTCTTGAGTTTTAGTATTTGTGATTTCTTCTTCACAACCAATATTACTTATATAATGTAAAAATAATGCAACTGTAACAAAATATATCGCTATGACTATTATGATTACTTTTGCAAAAGAATAGCAAATTTTTATATTCGCCCTTTTGCTATCTCTTAGCATTTCCATTGCTAAACTTTGTTCTTTTAACTCTTTGACTTCTTTTTGAACTGCCATAATATCCTCTCTCATATACATCACTTCTTATGATAAATTTCTTCGTGTCGTTTTATTCTTTCATCTATACGACTGTCTACATCACTGTAAAAATAATCTACTTTTTCAAGAAGTTTTTGGACATTTTTATCTAACTCGTTTAATCTATAATTGATTAAATCCATATTCATTTCTTTTGCACTTTGCACTGCTTCTTTTCTTTTGTTAGATGCAAAAGTTATGATGCCTATTACACAGTTTACTATTGTAATTGCTATCGCTAATGTAATTTCCATAACCATCGTCCTCTCCTACAAAAAAATTGTATCATAAGTGTAAAATTATGTCAAATTGACATTAGAAATGTATTATCTCTTTATTTATTTCTATTAATCTTATCTTTTTGTACATTCTTTTCTTTTTTCCCATATAAATGTTATATTCGTGTTTTAAAGGTAATTCTACATTTTTTCCGACTAAATATTGCCACATTAAGTCTTTTAATTCGTATTGTTTTGAAGTTAAGAGACATAATTGATGATAAAAATACCATTTATAGATTTCCAAAGTCTCTTGGTCTAGCATTAATACTTCTTTTTTATATCTTTCCCTATCTTCATATACTTCATCTATTGTTTCAAAAGTAATTTTACCTATTTTTTCCATTATTTCTTTCATTCATCTTCACCTCATTCTTTTATATATTTCTTCCCATATTTCTTCTTTACAAAGAGATAAAAAGCACAAAAAAGAGCATAAAAAACATATGCTCAAGTTTAATATTATTTCGATTAAAGTATGCAAAAAAGTATTCATTACCCATCTCCCCTTTACCTTAATTAAATAATATCATTTTTTTGATATTATGTCAAGACAAAGAAAAAAAGTTCAAGGGGTGTGAACTTTAGTGCCTTATAAGCACTCCAGAAAGTACGAAAAGCAATAAGCGGTGAGGTAACCGTACTTTCTAGACTACCTATAAGTAGTCTTGGTTAGATAACATAATATGTAATTGATAATACCATACACATTACACATTATATTTTACTATTATTAAAAGGTTTTGTCAATTTTATTGTCTTAGGTGCTTCTACACCTTTAATATCTAGTATTTCTTTCTTTAATTGCATACAAGTTTTATTTTTTAATTGTCTAGTATTATATTCTTGAATATATGCTTCATAATCGCCTATATTACGAATAGAAAACATTTTTGGTTCTGTTGTTATTGGGTCATAGTACATAACCATAAACCTATAACCTAAATTTTCTCCGTAAAATTCCCCTATTGTATTGATAATATCTATTTCTTGTTTTGACCTATCAACAGCACTATGAGTATTCATTTCATACAATACATATTCGCCTATTTCAAACATACCTTATCACCAATTATATTATACACCTATATTGAAATACTGGCAAATTATCTATTTTCCCCTATTGCACTTAAACTACCGCTTCTAGGATAGTTATAATGATACATAATTTCATTTGTAAAATAACAATATGGATATTTTTCTAACATTCTCAAATGTAAGTCTTTATCTTCTGCATATTGCATACCTTCAACAAATCTCATATCGCCTAAAAAACTTCTTTTAATAAATTTAAACATACCATATTTGCATTGATAATTGTCTTGTGTGGCTGTAAATCTATATTTAGTGTTATTCTCTAAATCATAGAAAATTAAGTCATATTCGCCGTTTAAATGTGTATTTACGATACGATTAAACACATCTTTATAAATATAGTCATCACTATCAATAAATACTAGATATTCACCTGTAGATGCTTCTATTCCAGCGTTTCTAGCATAGGAAACGCCTTTATTTTCTCCATAATCAATAATAATAAGGTCTTTATACTTTCTTTTTTTATATTTTTCCAAAACAAATGCTGTCTTATCAGTTGAACCATCGTTTATACATATAATCTCTATGTCGTTTCGTTTAGGAATACTATCTAAGCACTTATTCAACCATTCATCAACATTATAGCAAGGAATTATAACACTAACTTTCTTCATACGCATCATCCTTTACATAATACCCGTATTTACTGTTTTTGTATAGTAATTTAAGCATTGGGTATCTTTCTAATACATTTTCAGGAGTTAAATCAGGTTGTTTATGTATTTCGTACACATTATCTTCACATATATCTTGTTCCATCTCATAAGGAACAGCGACAATCAACTCATCACACCTGTCATAAGCGTATTTTAAGACTTTTTGTGCTTCTTCTACAGTTAAATGCTCTATTATATCGCCGAATATTATAATTGCATAAAATCCGTACTCAAAATCCTTAATATCAGCATTAAATACAGCATTATATTTCTTTTCTAGTTCATAATTGTCTATATTAGGCTTAAATACTTCTACAGCGTGAATTGTTTTAAAACAATCGTGTAACAAATTGTAATAAGTGCCACATCCTGCACCAACATCTAAAATAGTAGCAGTTTCAGGGAATTTACTAATTAAGTAATTTTTAACATTCTTTTTAAAATACTTATATGAAGTTGCCATTAAAACATCTCTCCTATCTCTTTCTCATAAGTCTTATAGAACCACTCATCAAACTTTTCATATTGTTTTGATAATTCATAGTTTTTTTCTAATCCATATCGTCTAAAACCGTAATAATGTTTTTTTGCATATTCAGGGTCTTTTAAAATTTTATCTATTCTTTGTTCTACTTCTTCTATGCTTTTACATATTTCCATTCCTCCTGTATCAAAATATAAGAATATATCTCTAGCCCCATAATAGATAGGAATGGTCTTATTAGCAAGGCAGTTGCATATTTTTTCAGTAAACCATATATCTTGTATGTCATTTTCGATTACTACTTCATACATATAGTCTTTATGTATATTATCATCGACATACTCTCCACCATCTATTGTTCCATATACATCTATCTTGTCTTTATACTTTCTAGCAATCCTTTTTCTTTCCTTGTGTAGGTCGCACATTTCTTTATCGCTACATACCATAGATATTAATTTCGTTTTTTTAGGATTTTCTTCTCTATACCATACGCCACCCCATATAATTGGTTTAGCATTAGGTAATTTACGTAATTCATCATCGCCTGTAAACACATATTTAAACTCGTTATAATGTTTTCCTACATAATCGTACGCTTCAGGTACTATTGCTCTTGGTTCAATCAATAAAGCAACTTTCTTGTCTTTAGAAATGCTTTTATATTCATCTTTCATTACAAAGTCATCAGTTATAGCATATACATCGCTATTAGCATCCCAATAATCTTTTCTGCCATAACAATCGTAATGGCTTATTAAACGCATCTTATTCATAAATCAATACTCCCTCTCTTCATAATAAATTTTACCTGTTTCTTCATCACCATATAAGCATTCTTCCTCAGGGAAAACCCAATCATAATCAAATCTTTTAGCAATAATTTCTTCATTGCCACCTATTATCATTAAAACTTCCCTATGCCAACTATCATAAATAACAAGTTCTTTCCCTAATAGCAAATTAAATATCATTTTAAATCTATTCATTCGCTCACCCTCCTAACTATAAACATAATAGCATATTATAAGAAAAATGTAAAATTACACAAAAAAAGACATTCTATTTGAATGCCTACATTGTTAATGGTGCTTTGCAAAATTAATTGTTTAATGTCCTTTTTCGGTGACAAACCGTTATAAGCACTGTACTAATGATATAGTTTTCTGGAGCAAGGATACCCTTAATAATCGTTTCCTTTAACTTCAAATCGTTTCCCAAACTGGATGTTTTGTACTTAAACATCTTTACTTGAAGTATCATTCACTAATCTCGAGTTCGTGAAATTATTAATGTACCGTTATATATCATCAGTACACTACCTATAAAAGATGAATTACAAACTCCCTTTATTTATATATATCAGGGCATCTTTTTCAAGATGTTGCGAATATGTAATTCAAGAACTGTGCAACCAACTCCAAGCACAAATATCAAGGAGTTGTTAGTGCCTATTATAAGCACCATTGAATAGATATAATAGGCTTTACTCTCACATCTTGTCTTATCTCGGTGTGAAATACGGTAGCACGATAAGTATGCCGTCCTATTACCATTATGTTTTATATCTATTCAATGCTACCTATAAGGTAACACATTGTATGTTTGGAGCGTAGATTTTTGTGTCTACATACTAATTGTATCATACAGTTTATTTTAAGTCAAATAGGCGTTTAGCCTAAAATTTTGAAAATAAAAAGAGTTGAGATGTTCAACCTTTAGTTAAATTGTATTAAACTTTCCTTTATTTCTTTTCTGTTTATTATTTTAGCCTCGTAAGGTAAAAATATTAAATCTTCTTTCGTATTTATTATATTCCATAAATCTTCTCTTACTAAATCATTTATAATAGCCTCATCATCTAATACTACTCCACACGCAAGACCATCAATCGTTGTTTGTTTTAATCTTACACTCTCAATATCAGCATTAGAATACTTATTAATCGTATAATACATACCATCATAAGTAACTATCTTGGCTGTTGCTACTATTCTATTATTATCTTCATATTCTTCATAAGTCATACTCTTTCCCATTTCTTATCTCTCCTTTTCAATTCGTTTCATCTCAACTCATATTCATTATAACACAAGGTAAAGTCAAAGTAAAATTTTTGGGCATAAGAAAAGATGTATCTCTACATCCTTATTGGCATTTAATGAGAGGAAGGTTGGACTTGAACCAACATTATCTCCTATACATAGTCAAATTATAACTCCGTTGCCGAGTTATATATCTTCCATTGCAACTTTTATGAAATATTGTAGTTGTACAGGTTTCTCTACTATTGGAATACTTCCTCATAATTCATTATAACATAGATAGGGGTAAATCTCAAGTAAAAAATATGGTGGAGTTGGGAGAGGGACTAAGTATTGACATTTCCTTTACTGTAAATGGGGGTGGTATAGGTGTCAACTTCCATTAAGGTATAATATTGAACGTTTACGAATGCTTTACACTATTGCTTTCTGTTCCTCTGTTCTTTTTTGATATTCTTTTTTAGTTATAAAATCAAAAAATATAAT